TGGTCCGGTTGCTCTTAAAACACCATTATCTAAAGAATCAATATTATAATAACCATCGCTATTTAATATCAATGACCATTTAGTACTATTATCTATGTCGCTCGATCGAGCAATTGCTGGCTCTGATGAAGCTGGAGCTGCACCTAGATATACACCTGTGTTAACATTAATAATATTATAAACGCCGGTTCGGTTGCTATCTGATTCGAATATATTTTTAATAGGTATTGACATTAATTATGCTTGTATTTTCACATAAGCTTTCAATTTATACTGATAGCCTATTTTTTTATTATATATTAGCCTAAAACTTAAGCGGTCATTCTGATATTTTTGTATTTCATAATTAGTTAAACTTACATAACTATCAGTTAATAAATCATCTGGTGTTGTTACAGAAACAAACTCAGTTCCTATATTTTTACCTTCAATACCATATAATTCTATCTGGTCTATAATAAATCTATTTACTATATTGTTATAAACATATTGTTCTAAGTCATCATCGATAGAATCCTTTTCACCAAAAGAGTTTTCGGCCTTCACATAATTCTTAAATACGTTACGTATACCATCCTCTAATAATTCATCCATAATAGATGTTGGTAAATAAAAATCAGCTAGAATCTGGCTATCTGTTTCGCTCCAGTGGATAGATGCTTTATTAAGTAGATTAATTCTAATATAATCTAATGATTCTAACGAAGCTTCATTAAATGATGTGAATGATGTTAATTCATAAATATCATTTACTTTCATTACAGTCGATGCCATAAAAGATTTAACTTCAACAGGGCTTAAAGTACCATGTGCTTCAACACTACGACTTGCTGGTAAGTTCTTAGTAAAATATATTGGAGAATATTTAGATCTAAAAACATTCAAATCCTTTTTATCAATTGCTATTTCCCCAATTGCAGGGTATAGTGGTAATTTATCTGATGTTTGTGATAATTTTAATAAGTTCTTAACATTTTCATCATTTACTTTATGATAGAATACATTTTTTAAGAAACCATAATCAGTTGATTCATTACCAATTAATTTGTATGATTCAAATGAGATTCCTAAATTATTAAATTTATTATAGATTAAATAAGTTCTTTCATCATTAAATGTCACTTCATTAAGTTCTACACTATCTTTACTTGGAATTATTAATTTTTGGTTTGAGAATATATCCCCAAATGTTACAACATCTCTAAATAACGGGACATAATCACCATTCATTCTTCTTAATTTTGTAAAGTAACCACCGTCATCTCTTATTGCAATAACTTTACCAATTTCATCAGATGATAATTGATACGATTTTGGTCGATCACCATCAGACTTTTTAGTAGTCAATGAAGCTTTTATAATTTCAGTACCATCTTCAACTTCTAAAACAAACCTATTTTGGTATTCACCAGTTTCATCAATTGTTAAATAATTAATATTTCCTAATTTATTAAATCTATCTATATAGTTATAAGCTACGATTTCATTAAACATATTAGTATAACCACCAGCACCACCTTTCCAGTAAAAATACTCTGTATTTAAAGGTATAGATCTTAAATCCTCAGCCGCTAAAGGTGATACACCTGGAGCTAAGCCAGTTATTTTTCCACTTCCATCTGTAGCAAATGCCTTTGGTAAACCTTCTACTATTACTTTAGTATCATCAATTATATTAATAACTTTCATACCATAGGCTTGTGAAGGTCCTTTAAATACAATCCAAGAATATACACCTTCATTGTTTAGTTTTATGTAATCTGTAAATTTTGGTGGATTTGCACCACTACTTAATGATGCAGCTGCAGCATATAATATATTTTCACCATCTGGATTCCACGTAATAGGATTATCATCAGAATCATAACCCAATCTAATTAAAAATGGAATATTAGTATCTTCTATAATATCATCTTCTGGGTTTGTGGTTTCTTCTAAAATATCATCTAACACATAACACGCATGTCGATCTATATCTATAACTTTAGTATTTTCAATGACTGTTAAGGTAATAACCACACATATAAATCCATGAATATCATTTTTAATTACATCATAAGTTACTAAATTACTTTCTCCAAATTTATAATCAAAGGTAACTCCAAATCTATAATCATTAACTTCTGTAGAGTTAATAAATTCAGTTGGTATTTGTTTTGAATATTCTTTTCTTTTCTTATAAATATATCTTAAACCTCTAAAAACGTTAGATGGATTTAAAACATTATTACCACCGCTAAATACACTGTATAATTTTTTAGAACTATCATCAATCCATATATCACTCTGACTATTTAAATTACCACTTCTACTAAAATAAAGAGTAAAATAATCTACATCCTTTGATTTTAACTGGTCTAACGTAATACCATTAGTATCTCCGCCCTGGAATGAAGTGTAAGAATCTAATCCCGTAAGTGTATCTTCTGTATAAAAATAACTAGGTATTTTATTTATATGGAAATGTTCCATATTTAAATATTCTGGATTTCTACCAGAAGTAATAGTTGTGTTCGGTGATAGGTTATCACTACCAAACGCTTCGTTTACATTTAAAATATAAGGTAAATTTCTAGCATTGGTTGCATTTTTTAATGCAAATTTCATGATAGTAGGTAAAACTCTACTTCTAACCGCAGTTTCTTTTAAGTTATTTTCATCTAATCTATCATATTCAGATTGAATGTATTCACTAGTAATATCACCATCAATATTATCGGCATTTAAAATTGGCGTTAATCCACTAAAATAATCAGTAGGTTCAATGGTTTCTAATTGGGTATTATTAATTTCATATGACAAATCTCCTAAGTTTGAATTAGAAGTGTCATAAAAATCAAAGTTAAAATCTTTTAAATTGTAAGCACTGAATTTACCATGTTTCATTTTATGTAATTCATATACTTCTATTAAATTATCATTAGATGCATTGATCGGTTTATTAGCAATAACTCTAAAGCTATTAATATCATATGGATCTTGTATTATTTCTTTAATTTGAGAATATTGATTTAATTTTCTTACTTTTAACCATTGACCGATTTTAATATCACCTAATTCATTTTTATTAACCATAAATGCAGCACCTTCTTTAGCCCCACCGACTGGTGTAAATATATTCCAATCACTAAACTCAGTATTGCTAGTAAGAATTGATTGAATCTCGGAATTTCCATCTACTAAGCCAATATTATCTAAATTACCAGCTTCAAGGTCTATAAAATCAATAAGATTTGTCTTAAAAATACCAAACGCAGTTCTTCTTCTATTATATCCAGAACTATTATCTTCAATAATTATAGAGTTGTTTATAACTGTTGTTTTATATGTTATTACCTCACCTAATTTTATTGAATTAGCAAGAGCAATTGCAATTTGGCTTACAGTCCCATGTGGTGAGAATCTACCTTTAACACCAACACCAACTGATAATGTGGTATCGGCTAAAATTGTGTAATCACCTAAATTATATTTTGAAATTTTAAGTTCTGTTTTATCAGCAATAAAAACTCTATCATTAGGAGACGGTGTATCTTTAATAGTTATTTTTAAAAATCCTTTAGTTGATGGTTTTTTCGGTAAAGCTTCGACTATATTCCCAGTTGATGCGTATCCCGTCAGTTCTTCTAAACTATTTGTAGAAGATGTTGGCAATCTTAAATTACCAAAATTAGTATCATTTTTAATATGGTGAAATCTACCAGATTTATCCTTGATATAATTTAAAGTTGGTATTTTCAAATCATTAGAGATTGGTAACATATCCTCATCAGTCAATGATGTATCATCTAAATTATAGTGTGTTTCGTAACTATCAGGTCTAATGTATATTAAACCATCGTTATTAATTTTATCTATATCAAAAGAACCTTCTTCAATTTCATCAACATACAATCCAAAGTATCTATAAATATTATAATCATCCGCTGTAGTATCATCAAATAAAAACTCTAGGTTGATTAAGTTAGCTGAGATTATTCCGTTCTTTTCAAAACCACTAGTTAAATATTCATTAGAAATAATTTCAGGCTGATCAACTATTAAATAATCTTTAGTTATGTTTACGTTTTTACTAACAAATCCACCGTTTATAGTATCAATACCATTATAAGATGCTGTATTATTAGAATCGAAATTAAATGATATTGGAGATACTGGAAACCCAGAAGAATATACATGGTTGTGTAAATAATCACCTAAATTAGAACCTCTTTTTAGATCATAATTTTTTATTATGGTTGCATTTTTTAAAAGCTCTAGAATTCTATTATTTTGACCTTCAATATCTTCAGAATACTGTGTTGAATAATCAACATCTTTTATTCTATAAATAATAAAATTAGAAGGTAATTTTTTATCTAACCATATCGGGGCTAATAATTTATATTGCTCATCATATAATTTTGTAGAATTAAATGATGCACCATAATTATATTGATCTTCAAATTGTTTGCTATATTCGGCGTAAGCTGTTAAATCTGATAATTTTCTTAAGGTGAAATATCTTTCACTTAAAGGTAAATTATTATAAAATCTACTTACATCATTAGAATAAGTTCCGCTAGATTTAATATCAAACTTTTGATATTGTATCTTAGATAATGATTTATTAGCTTTAAAAGAGCTTAAAAACAAATCCTCGTTTGAATCTACTACTAATTTAATATTACTAGTAAACTTAGGATTAGTTCTTAATAAAGCAAATGAAGCATTATCAACTATATTATTAGAAATATTGAATTTAGTTGTAGCCATCTAAGTGATATTTTTCTTTAGTCTATATATCAACTTTTATGTAGAGCTAATATACATTATTATCTAACATCATAACTATCTGGCAACCCGAAATCTACAGCATCTGATAAAAATACATTTCTAGCGTTGCTGTTAGATGATGATCCAGAAGCAAATGTGTTATAGTTAGTTAATAATGAGGCATCAATAGAATTTATATTTTTACCTAAAGGTCTATATTTAGCATAAACAGATAAATCAAATTTAAAATCATTACCGTTTGAATCTAGAATATCAAGTCCTAATTCTTTAGAATAAGTTATATTTTTATTAAAATCACCACTAACAATTCCACCAATTCTTCCAATTCCAGAATCACCAGGACCATAATAATCGGTCATTCTATATTGGAATACAATATCTAATGTAATTGCATTTGCATTACCACCTGGTATTATAGTTTTACCTGTTTTATTATCTGCATCTACAACTAAAGATTCTTTATTTAATGGTGATACAAATAAGAAAGATCCACATGAATAACCACCTAATAAATATTGGTCATTTGGTTCAAAGGAATTTTTAAGAGTTTTTCTAGTTCCAGCACCTCCTGCTTTATTTATGGTATTTGTTAATTTAAATGCCGTTTGTTGTTTACCATATATAATATCCGATCTTTTAGGTGTAGTTTTTGGAAACCCAACATAACCATTACTTTGGATATTTAAGATGTTTGTATTAGATTCTAATAATGGGTGGTCTATATGCATTAATATACCCTTATTGTACCTTTCGTTAGTTACAGCAGCTAAAGTTGTTAATTGAGGTCCTTCAGTGGTAGATCCACCATTCCAAATAAAATCAACGGATGGATCAACATTACTGGTTGAATAAACACTAACATTAGAGCCTGTATAGTTCCTAGAACCGTCAGCGTTTGATGTTACACCGGTAATATTATAATTTAAACCATATTCATATAAAGTATATCCGGTATCATCCCCATCAATATTTTCGGTCACATAAAATTTTTTGTCATTAGCTAAGTTAGTAAATCTAGAGTTAATAAATTGGCCTCTTAACTGAGATGATTGCTCTGGGCTTGAATTAAACCATTCATAATTAATAATATCTTCGGCATTTAAATTCTGATAAACCACAGGCACTAAATCATATTTACCTTCAGTAGTATAATATGTGTTATCATTTACCTTAGGATCTATAGTACTACCTAATCCAAAATAACTACCATTAGATGAAGTGTATGCTGGTTGAGTTCTATCTCCTATAATTCGTGCAATTAATTCTAAATTAGATGCTTTAGTATTAGAAAGTTCAACCTTAAAGTTTTTAGTTACAATATGTCCTTTAAAATTAGTTTCAGGTAATTCATTAATATAATAACCGGCAAACAATTCAACTTTAGAGTTATTTGTTACTTGAGTTACGTTACCATCTTCATCAATAATACGTACTTGTAATTCTCCGATAGTACCTTCAACTTGTGCTCTTAATCTTAAAATTTCTTCTTGTAATTGTACTAATTTATCATAAACTGAAATCGGTGCTTGTTCGTTAGTTAAAAACCCAGAAGCAATTCCAGTTGCAGTATGTGCAAAAAACTTATCGTTAGTTGTAAAACCATCACCAATGTGTTGATATAACCCATTAGCAGATAAATCAGATTCTATTTGTACTTTAATATTATCAATTTCATTAGAAGATACAACACCACTTAACGAGTCTGTTGCTAATTCTCCTTCTGGAAATTCTATTCTACTTATTTCTGACCAGTCACTTACTACTGGATTAGCCGGGAATCCAGCTTCAGAAACAGATTTAACCATCACCTCTACAATTTCACCGCTACTAATAGGAATATCTAAAGAATTAAAGTTAACTGCTTGAGCGTCTTCCTCACTCTCTGACATCCATGTATAAACTCCATTATCATTTTTACCACGTTTTCTAACCGGACCATCAACTTCTACCCAGTTTGAAAATGCTGCAGTTTTTTCAGTATTATTTACACCATCGTTAAATTTAATTTGTTCGATTTGACTAGTTTTACCATTGGTTGATACATAACGATATCTAATCTTAAATTGAACAACTTCTTGTAAAACTTCTTCACCTACGATTCTAGGTTCTGGCACTGACCAAAAACCACGAATTCTAAATTTAGGAGAAACATTTGCAATATCTGAAGATTCAGCACTAGCCTTAATATCAGTTACTAATGAAGCATATAATTTAGCTTCTGAATCTCTTTCGGATATTAATGAATTTAATTCATTCTTTTGTTTATCCTTTTCAATTTGAGATTTAAATTTACGAGTATTAAGTTCAGCTTTTTTCTGACGTATTGATTCATCTAACTGTTTTAAAGTTTGTTCAGATGCAATTTTATCAGATTTTAACCTTTTAATCTTTTGTGTTGTTGAATTATCAGTTAAATGTTTGTTTATTTGTATTACTTTAAAGTTATCATCTTCAAGCACTGGCGTATTTGGAACTAATCCAACACTTGCCGGTGGAATATAATCAACCTTTAATGATTTAATAAACTGACCGAAATCAGCAACTTCATCCTTATAATATTTAGCTAAACTAACTTGAGTTCCATCAACTTGAGTTAATGTTAAATCATTTGAATAAAATCCAATACCAGGAGAATATACATTAGCTGGAATATTTGAAACAGAATCAATAGGTTTTACAAAAACTATTTGTCTTTCATCAAATCCTATTTTAATTTCAATATCTAAATCTGTATCAATATCTTTATAAATAGATAATTGTGCAGCACCAACATTGATTGGTTCATAACCTTCTAATAGTTCTAATTCAACCTGACTCGTAGAAACATCGATACCTTTAACTAAATAACGTGTTTTATATTCACCTGAATTAATTATTAAAGAATCATTAGTTTTTAAAACTTCAGTGTCTTTTAAATTTTTAGCACTATCACTATATGTTAACTTATTTAAAGTAAATAGTTTTATAGTTTTAGTTTGAGAAACACCATCAACTATTTGTGTTCTTTGTTCATTACTAACTTTAGTTACATCAAAATTACCATTATACTGAATAGTTCTAATAGGCATTTCAATGACTTCTGAGTCAACGTAATATTTTATATTATTATTTATTAGTTCATTCGAGAAAGTATCATAATCAATCTCGCTTTGACCTCTATAGCTTTCTTCAAACTCATCAATCGAGTTAGGGTCATCATTATCAATAATAAATCTTTCAATATAAACTCTTTCAGTTTCTACTGGAATTTGACCACTAACATCTAAACGAACGGTTAATAATGGGTTTAAAAAATCTTCGAAAAACTCATTCAACTTAGTATTAAATTGAGTTGGAGCTGCTAAAGATGTAATAGGCTTTGAAGGACCTTTTAAACGAGTAGTATGTATTTTTCTAAACGAACCATCTTTTAATCTAACATTAGCACTAGAACCTTCAACACCACTAATCTGCTGTACATTTTTATTAAGTCTATCGATTTCTCTTTTTAAATAACCAAATGCTGGTATTTGAACCGTTCGCATAGTTTGGTTATTTGTATCGAATAAATCTAAAGCAACTGTTTCTTTATCAGTTGTAATAGCCTCGTTAATACGATTGAAAGTTTCTAGAGAATTAGTATTTAATTCTAGAAACTGTTCAAGTAATTGTGATATTGAATTGTTTGCACTCATATTATCTTATAATTTCAAGTTCAAAGGTCTTGTTTATTTCATCAACACATATCATTTCGATATATGGTTTATTGCTTAGTAAATCAGTTGAAGGAATACTAGCTTTTAAAATCCAACCGTTTTGTTTATCTGTGTAAATATTTATTTTATGGTTATTTAAATTTAAAATAGGTGTTTTAAATGTAAATTTAATAGTTTGACCTTTTTTAAATGTAGTAACACTATCATCTAAGTATATATTTAGATTATTATTGAATGCGATTTCTTCTAAATAAATCCTAACCAAATTATCGTATTTCTTAATACGTGTCCAGATTGAATCTTTGTCACTATACGATGGATTAAACGGCGTTTCACTATTTAAGTTTGATATAATTTGTCCGTTTGCAATTTTATATGAATATAATTCATTTAAACTATATCCATAGTTAGTATTATGTACTTTAATAGCATTTTTAGATGATTTATCTATTTTAATCCCATCACCAGCTCTTAAAACATCTGTATTATATTGAACTTCTGTAGGGATTTCACCATTAATTATTTGATTTAGCCTTTGGTTAGTAGAACTAAGCATATCTAAAATATCGCTAGAGCTACTAAAGTTTAAAGCCGCGTTTTCAATTGCAGTTTCTAAAGTATTAATCCTACTTACTAAATCTTCTTGTTCTAATTGTGTTAAAAATAAAGTTTCTAAATCTTCAAAACGACTTACTAAATCAGAATAATTTTTATTAGCTTCTATTAATATTTTTGAAGCATTTTCTAAAGATGATGTGGTATCAAAGAATATATCCATTGAAAATGTAGAAAAATCATTGATATTCTTCTCAACTCCAACATTATCTAATGAAGAATTAAATTTAACATTTAATTTTAAGGCATACGCGTTACCATTTAATCCAGTAACATCATTTGGCTTATATTTTGTAAATTCTGGTATGTACCATCCACTCGATCCAGGATCTTGTTTCCAGTTGTCTAATAAAATAATACCATATAAATTAGTACTTTTATTACCACCATTTGATTTTGAATATACATCATAATATACTAAGATCGCATTAAATCTAAAATCACCACCTCTTTTTGAATAATCAAATATATTATTTAATGTGCTATCATTAACAATTTTAGCATATGCTGCTTCATCGAAATCAATTCCGTAATTATATGTTTCATTAACATCTAAGTTAATTGTACTATCAACATTATCAGATATTGGATCTAAATTTATATTAGGATCTGGATGTGTTTGTCCATCTCTACCATTAATATAATTAGTATTTATTGGGTATTGAGTTGCGGTTGTATTATATTCTGATGACTTGAATAAAACTTCAGGTGTATAACCAACACTAGAAGGAACATTTATAAATATTTCATTATAAGTATTACCTTGATAGTTTTTATCATTAGAAACATCAATATCACCGATATACTGTACTAATCTGCTATATTCAGAACCTGTCAATTCTGAATTATTTTCTTCAATTGCTCTTGGAAATCCAGTAGCAGCTTCTTGACTAGTTGCGTTTCTAACCCTAAATGCTCCAATATGGTTTAACCATTTGAATAATATTTTTTCTGAATCTGATGAATATAATGTAGAATCGAAGTCATCATCGTTTAAGATAAAGTCTTCTAAATTTAATGCGTAATTTTGAAATGTTTGTGCAAAATGGCGATTTGCATTATCATCTGGGTCATTACCGTCATACGGCACACCTCCGTCAAATAAATTATCAAATTGTATATAATTGTTTGTTGAACCCTGTGCAGGCACTGATACTACTGGTAAATCTAGTAGTGCAAATTTTGAATATTCAAATACAAGGTCAGGATTATAATAAGCACGAGTAAGATCTCTAGCAGCACTAGAGAAAGCATACATTGTACCTCCTTGTTCTTGTGGTAATCTAATTAATGGTGTTGCCATTTAATTTAAGTTTTATTTATTATGCTATTGTACAATTAAATGATGATATGATACACCACAAATCAGTATCAATATACCTAAGTGTTAATGTACCATTTTCATTTATAAATACAGATGTTACACCTGCTATATTAGTCTCGGCGTTTGTAATATTAGTATTTCCAGATGCTGCAAATAATGTAATTTCTTGACCAATTCTATTTGCATTTGAAATCGTAATATCATCTACTGCTAATTTATAAGTATCTAAAGCATATCCAGTTGTAGGCATTGACGTCTCTTCACTCGGTGTTACTGAATGTACTAAGCCACCTCCTAATATTAATGTGTTTCCTACTGTTGTTTCTAATCCTAATGTAATTGCAGATGAATTAACAGTAAATTTACCACTTGTTAATTGAATCCCATCAGCATTTAAGTTACCTGTCAATGTTAAGGTTTGTGTATTAACATCCAATAAACCAGCAATATCTTCTACTTGATCATTTATTGCTGTAAAGTTATCATTTAACACGATTCTTGATGATGAAAGGCTATCTGTTCCTAAAATTTGTGTAATTGTCGCCATTTTTAAACTATTTTTAAAATATTTTTAGTTGTTTTGTTCTTATTTCCATTTGAATCAGTCAATTCTAATTCAATTGTATAATCACCTTTGTACTTAAACAAATAAGTCAACCATTGATTATTATAATATATATCATCTTTATTTAAGGTGTTATTTATTAATCTCCATTGTTGAGCAACTATACCTGGCATATTACTTAAATCATACGAAAACGTTAAATGATTCAATATGTGTAATGTTGCCTGTGAATTTATAACATATGTATCATCAAAACTTGGATTATAGCTGGTGAAGTTAATTTTATCTGTTATTTCACCACCGAGTGTGGTATTAAATGAAACAGTATTAAAATCATAACTCCTACTCGGTTCTTTACCTACGGCTAAAATATATTCACATATATCTTCTTCTTGTGGGCCAGCACCGCCAGACACATTATCAACTAGTATCTCATTATAGTTAAATCTACTTAAGATTGGATGTTGAATTGGATCTAGGCTATTTAATTCAATTGCAATCGCTTGCCAAGCTGCTAAATCTAGATTATCAACTGGATATGTTGCTTGTATTTTATAAGAATCTGATGATATTTCATTATTAACCGAATTAATCTGTGTAATTTCTAAATTATAACCGTTTGAATAACCATTTAATTTTATTTTAAAAGATGAATTAATATCACCACCAACTCTCGTCATGTTCCAAGTTACCTCAGGTCCATCGTTCCAAACATGTTCTAATAATTCTCGCCATTGGTATGGTCCTGGTGTTTCATTAAATCCACTAGGTTGAGTTGAATCTAAAAATCTACGAACTGTTGAAAATTCAGCACCTTTAGAATCATCTGTGATATAATTAGCACGATCTAGTGTTAAATAATAAGTAGCAATAGAATCTTCTACGGTAGAAGTATTTACTCTACTCCAATCCCAAGAACCACCAGCAGAATTCCAAGTGTATTTGTATTCATTCCAGTTTAATTTCTTACCGGCAAATTGTGTTAGTCCATAGACTTCAACAGCTTTATTTTTAACTTCAATTAGATCCTTTTTAGTTTTAGTACTTTTAACATTATATAGATCGTATAAGTTAGCATCAACTGTATATGTCCCATCAAATGGTAAGACTAATGGAAATACTTTATAATCTTCAATAGCTCCTCTAAAGGCTTTAAAATAGTTTCTTGGACCTCTTAAAACCCATTCAACCTCATATACATTACGATGCCACCAGTTATTCCATTGCAAATGATGATTACCAGTATCTTCAGCATCCATCCATGTAAATTTAGCATCATCCCAAGTATCACCCATCTCTGTTAATTCTAAAACAATAGGTGCTCCAATTGGAATTCCATCTACAGTATTAAAAGTATCTAATGGTTCATTATAATAAGTACTATAAAAGTCTTTAATCGACTCGCTAATTTCAGGTCGTTCATTTAAATTATTAAAATCTTGCGAAAGTCCAGTTAATCTATAATCAACTTTACGTAAATCTTCGATAAATATATTTCTGCCACTCGGTGTTAAGTCAAAATCAAATTCTACACCGGCTTGTTGGTTTTTAATAGCATGTTGGTTATTCCATATATTTTGATTAAACTGTGAAAAATAATCAGCTTCACCTGTAATATCTACAATTTTTGCTTGTAGTGGTAAATATTGACGTTGTAGTTTATTCTTTAAACCGTATAGTTTAATTAATACTTCATCTGGTGAAAAATCTAAAGTCTCTTCAACTCGAGGAATATCCCATTCATCAAACTCCCCGGTTGGTGCATTGATTCGATAGACTAATGAAAATCTAGAAGTTTTCTTTTGATTACTATTTGGTAAATCGTTACCTTTATTTTTATCAGCTAAAAATCCAACTACATCTTGGTTTGGAACTGCAACGGCTTTAAGTTTACCAAAGTTCTCTGCATTTTCATTAATGTTTAACCAATACTCTTTTAGAGTTAATTTATCATATCCGAAAAAATCAATTGCATGTAATAGAGCTTTGTAAGTTCCAATAAATGGTTTGATTTGTGAGGCTTGTAATAGTAATTCTTTACGTTTTTCATTTAAGATCGTAAAATCCGGAGAACCTTCTTGTATATCTGAGCTTTTAAAAATATAAAAGTCTGTGGTATCTAGGTTCATTCCCATATTGGTTAATAAAACCTTTAGTCTTTCATCTTCACCTTCAACTTCACCGTAAACTTTAATACTAGCTATTTTAGCACCTCTAACACCATTTAAATTTTCATAGATGTTAAGTGTTCTAATATGAAAACCTTCAACTTCAGAACTTAATGTCATCCTAGAAATTATTGGAAGTGCTTTTAGATTACTATCAACAACTTTAAATCCATTATCAGTTGAAATAGCAGTGGTAGATGGTAAAATATCTTCAGATTGAGTTTTATCTATGCTAACATATAATTCACCCATTTCAGATTTGGCACTATATAAGTATATGTCTTCACTATCACCGTAATTTAATTTAAATTCAAATTCAAATTTAAAATTACCAGGTGTTTCTGCAATCGGTTTAACATATTGAGTACCGCCAAGATCACCCTTGACCTCTTCTAAGATATGTAGAGTCAACGTTTCATAAAGTCCAGTAGAAACTAATGGTAAATATACAGTACCTTCCCAGATGCCATTATTTTGGACCAGGTTCAATTCATTAGAATCACTATCGTAAAATCTTAATTTATTGTATGCCATTATCTAACTCGACTGTCTTCTTTTTTAATAGTATATGATTTGTATGATTTTAATCTCCCAACACTATCTACTAAATCTGATAGGACTTGTTGTATCATAATTACAAAATCATTCATATAAGCATTTCTAAAAATATAAGATGATAACGAATTCTTTAATAAGTTATTTCTATATGGATTTCCTAAATGCTTTCTATCATCAACAATACTCTTTCGAACATCATAGTTACGTTTTCTCCTAGATTTAAATAAATTAGTTACTAACATTATAATGCTCTTCTATTTTTTGCTTGTATTTGTGTAAATATAGTATTTTTAACTGCAGGTTCATCAAAATAAACTGAAAGAGCTGCCATTTCACCCATTTTTACATCATCTAGTACTTCAGCTCCAGTTCTGTCTTGCCAACCGCCTCTAAAAAGTGCAACTTCTTCTTTTTCTAATAGTATATCGCCAAAAGAATCTAAGTTAATTACATTTTCAGGCATTGCCTGCCCAGGTTCTATATTAATTTTTTGTTCAGTTACTGTTCTTTTAAAGAAAACAAATTTCTGTTTACCATTTCCAATATCTTCTAATACTGGCGTTGACGGAGTTACAGTTACTGTCTTGTTTATATAATACCCATTTCTTCTAGCATCTTCTTCTGCCTTTGAAGTAAATTTAACATTTACAGAATCAATTCCTTCAATTCCTTCTAATAATGCAATAATATCAGATGCTGGTAGTCGATCACGTCTAGTAATATTAATTAAATAATTAGAAATTCTAGATCTAATTTCATTATACAAATTAGATTTTTCAAAACCTTCAAAATATCTTACCTTAATATCCATTCTAAAATATTGTAGGCTCGGTTCTACTATTTTAACTTCAGTAGTTACCATTTGTTGGCCAGAATTTTCAAGTAATTGTAAAATACCATTCTTTTCATCACTAGAAAAGAAAAATTCATTTAAATCTAAATTAAAATAGTCTTTATTTTTAGTTAATTTTCTTTTAGTATCTGGTAACATAAACAAATAAATCACGTTATCATCATCTAAATAACCATCATCGGTTGTATTATATGCATCTAAATAAGAGAACATACCATATCTAGATAAAAAGTGTTCGTAATTGTCTGGAGTTGCTAACACAAATGAGTTTGATTGTAGTGGTGCAATTAATTTAGTTAACTCTATATTTTCAGGATTTGCACCTAATCTTGGAGCTACTGTAAATGAAGATTCTAACACTTCATTTAAATCATATACATTAGCTAAAGAATCTGAACCTTCAGTTTCAAATTTAAAAACTAAATCTTTAGAACCTGATAAATCACCTAAAGTTCCATCAGTTTTTAAATATTCTATAGTAATAGATGCACCTTCAACTGGTATCATACCAAAAGAACCATTACCGAAATAAATATCTAACCCTCCTGTAATTCCAGTTTTAACTAAATATCCTCTAGTATCTTGTTTCATATCGTATAATGAATCATATTTGGTCCATAATTCGCTATTAACACTAACTTTAACTGAATGATGATCGGTTGCCTTTCTAGTTATAATATTAAATGACTGTAATTTTTCACCTGTTCCGGTTACAGTTTGTGTTTCTATTTCACCCTGGATAACTGGAATATAAATGTATTCGGCATTACTCTTATCAATTCTAAATTGATCACTATTTGTTTTTAAAATATATTTTAAACCGTTAGTATTAGATTTTATTATAGTATTTGCTGGAATATTAAGTGCATCACCTGCAATTTCTATTGATGAAGTAACGTTTAAACGAACTTTAATTTCACCCATAGCACTTGCACCTCTAAAAGCATCATGTCCAGTTAATCTAGATAGTCCATATATAGATTCAGGCTGTTGTGCTGTTAATATATTTTGTTCAACCGTTGCATCTTCAACATAGAATAATATCAATTTAGATATATCACTCAATACCTCTAATATTTGAGAAAACGGTGAAGCTGTGGTAAAAAGTTCACCAGTTCTTCCGTATAGTCGAGTAATATAAGTACGAGTGTCATTAATCATTTCATTCGCCTTAACTCTAGCTGTTGATAAGAATTTAAATTCTGCCATTGGTTTATTCTAATATTTTAAATGTAAATACCCATTTTTATTGTAGCATCTACGGTAATGTCTAAAAACATCACATATCTAGTTGAATCTTCTATAAAATCAACCTCAACTGCAACGTTATATTTACTAGCAAGTGGAATATATGATGATATTTGCTTACTAACTATATTTTTAATTTGATAATTATTATATTGTAACTCGTATACATAATCTTCTAAATTTGTACCAAATTCTGGTTTACCTAATACATCACCTCTTCTTGTAAAAAGAACAGTTTCTATCTGTGATAATAGCATAGATATTTCATTATCTTGTTGTAGTTTATCACTTTGATATTTAGGATCACCTATATTTTTTACATAAAATTCCATATACTTATATATTCTTTTAACTATGCATCATCCAATCAGTTCCCTCATCAGATTTTATTTCTTCAATTACTTGTTCTAATTCTGTTTCACCAAGACCTTGAATTAAATCAGGATTAACTTGAATATTACCAGGTAATGTAAAACCAAATATTCCCATTTTTTGTCCTAATGAAATTTTAATTTTAGCTGCACAATATCTAAAGAATGCTTCATCTTCAAAAAGAGCACATTCCGGAATAGTTTCGTAAATCTCACAAATTACATCTCGCTTTGGAGTTTCTCCCATAAATTTTAATTCATGTGTTAGTTGATTATAATGAAAACTTAACGGATTTTCTATAATTTGTCGAGCTAAATCGTAAAATTTCTCTTGAACTACATAATATTGTAAGTTTTCTGCACCGGCTGCAGTATGAGATCCACTGTACATGTTGTTCATTAAAATTCTTTCAGCTGAAAAATCACCTTGTGTAAAATTAATATCCATAGATCCACCCCATCTAGTACCCGCTTCAAAAACTCCAAAAATAGAATATACTTCATTACCGCCAGTTACTGGGTCCATTTTAGGAAATGTAAAACTTCTTTTTTGTTTAAAATATTCAGTTTCAAAAAGATGTTTTGGTAAAACTGCAAAACTTTCTTGCATAGAGTATTCATAGTTTTTATAAAACCATTTTTTAGCTCTTTTTACGATGTTTTGAACTTCCTTTCTGGGTAAATTCATTGGAATCATACAAGATCCTGTAATTTCATCTGCTAATTCATTTACGAAATTAGCAAAACATTCAGAACTATATTCCGGTTCTTGCTGATATGATTCGTCTCCTACAAATATATTACTCATTTTTATATTTTATTTTTATATTTCGTTTGACAATATAATTTCAGTACCGTCAAACCTAGCTGTTTTTTTATCATAATTACCTTCTCTAAAAATACCACCAGTCATTTTACCCTTCATAACACCATTACCATAGACATAGCAGTCATCTAGTTCACAGCTTCTATTAACATATGAACTTTTAATTTTAGATGAATTAATTTTTGTAGAATCGTAGAAATTACAATCAGTAATATCTGATCCATTAATATTAGATCTAAAAATATCACAATATGAAAATTCACCCGCCAGATCACATTCTAAAAAGTCATAACCTGTAATTTCTACACAATAATTTAATTTACCACCATTAACCTGTACTTTACCAAGATCTGTATCATAATTAATATGGCCTTTTGTTAATTCACCATGTGTAAAAAGCTTAATGACTCTATCTTTAATATTTGCCCAATATATATTTATAATTTGAGGTACTTTTACTAAATCAACTGTAAATTCAACGTTTTTCCACTCTCTTTCTATCACACTCCAATCCAATCTAGCATCAATAATCCTTTTATTTTTTGCCAGTATTTTTTTTAATTCAAGTGAATTTAAATTAGTAAAATTTTTAGAGGATGTTGAATTCCATAATTGAATTAAGAATTGATCTAACATATATAAAATATTGTTAGTCTTCTTTTCCCAATCTTTACCTCCGATATATCTAAATTCTAAATAGTTTTTATGTCTTTTATCAAAATTAACACCATAGTATTTAGAATCTGGGAATATAAAGTTTTTCTCACTAATATAATTACCATCAAAAAAATAAGTATCTTCACGAGGTAATACAAATTTAATAGATTTAGCGTATGCAGAGTCTTTTCTACTTGGAAATAATTTAAATACTTGCTCTTCTTTAAAATCTAAAATAAACTTAAGCACATTCATTTTAGAAATTCTATATCTATCTCCTATTTTATCTTTATCAAATGATAGATTAAGATGTATTGATGACCTGTCATTAGTATATCCATTTTCTTCAATCCATTTACAAACATTGATAATCATCAAACGAGCTTCAAAATATGGTATTGCACCTGTAACTAATTCCATTAGTTTAGCACCACCACTCATATCTGGTTCTATTTTGAATTCATCTTTAGTAACTTCAAAGTCACTATGTGCCTTGCTCTCAACTCTTATTTTTTTACCTAATATTATTTTTAACTGCTTGGCAGTCTCATCAATTGGTAAATTTGAATAGAATTCAAACTCAACACCGACTAGTGCATTCTTTAATATATTAGCATTATTAAAATTATCCATACGTATTTAATTAAACTTAAGTTAGTTTATATATTCAAATTTATTTTAAATAAAAAAGGCATCATAAAATGATGCCTTTTAAAATAATTATATTAGATTATAATTTACAATTTTAAAAATACTTTACGAGTTGATGATTCAATTCTAGTTACTTGAACTGTAATAGGATCTCCAGATTTAACATCTTTAAGATCGATAATATCTTGAATTTCAGAAACGTGTAATAAACCTGTAACACCTTCTTCAATTTCAACAAAAAGTCCATAATCTTTAACCGATTTAACAGTACCTTGTATTTCAACTGGAGTTTTAATTCTTTCTTCAATATCTCGCCATGGATCTACTTTTACTTTAACTTCAACCTGTGATAATATAATTTTATTATCATTAATGATTTCTTTTACATAAAATGTAATATCATCACCTGGTGCTATTTCTCTACTCTTATGTTTTGTAAGATGTTCTGGTGTTAAATCATTAACGTGAATCATCCCTGTTAAACACTGGTTAAATTCTACAAATACACCAAACTTAGTTGTCCCGGTTACTTTACCAGTCATTTGACCAGCTGAGCTTTCTCTTAATTCTTCTATTTTAGAAGGAATCATCGCTTTTAAATATTCACGGTGTGAAACTACAATAGTTCCTCTACGTTCTGAAAAACTCATAGGTACTACATATAATTCAGTTCCTACGATAGATTCGAAATCTGCAAGTTTATTTATACCTGCAAGTGAACCTGGCATAAAACATTCAATTCCTTGAACTTCTACGATATATCCACCGCCTGGAATAGTTTGACCTACTTTACCAGTATATGCTGTAGATCCATCTTCAATAGATGCCATAATTTCTCTGAAATTAGCAGTTTTAATACCAGCACTAACAGAACCTAAAACAAAACCACGTCTGTTTGAAGATCCATTATCCAATATTTGAATATCTACTTCGCTGTTTGGTAAGATTTGATCTTTAATCCCAACATCTTCTTTAGACATATCAACATATATCATTTCTCTATAATTGATATCGATCAATGCCCACTCAGTTGATACACTATGTACTTTACCAGTATATGTTGTACCTACATTAATTTTAAATTGAGAAGGTTTTTTATTCTCATGCTCTAGCATTAAATCTAGTAACTCACCAGCATATGGTTCTTTAGAGAATACTCTCCAACCGGAAGGTGCATTAATTCTTTCATTTACCGTTCTATTTCTAGAAGGGCAATCTGATGCGTATGCATCCCAATCGAAACTTTCTAATGGTTGATTAACATTTGTAGTTTCTACAGTTTTTACTTCTTGTGATTCCACGTTTTCGTTTTTTAGTGAAATTCTTTTTTTTGTTGCAACGTCGTTTGACATTTTTTTTAATTTAAAGGTTAATAAAATATTAAGTTATTATATGATTATATATCTAATTAAATTACTAGTGGTACAAAGCCAACCATAGGAACTGGACCTACTGGAGTAGATATACCTCCTAGATATAAAAATTTTAATTGTAATAAATGTTTAGCACAAGCCACTGAAACTGCCGAAGCTACTGCTTTTGAAGCCACTGGAGTTAATGGTAATTTACCAAAACTTTTCCCAGTATTCCAAGCTCTTCTTAAATCATTTGCTAAAGCAGATTCAGAACCATAATATATTGGAGCGTAAATTCCACCTAATGGTGGTGGTACATTACATGGAGGTACTGGCGGTGAATTCTTAAATGGCTGCACGGCTGTACTTTTCCAATAATCTATGATTGCTTTGGCCATCATATTATATCCATCACCATTTATTATAGTTTCATTCTCAGTGGTGGTATTTTTTGAATTACCCCATTTTCTGAGTAAATCCCACCATTTCTTTTTTTCCTCTTTATATGCTTTTACCTTCTGATTTAGCCTACGAGCTTCACCCACATAATTTAAATTATTATTACCGGTAGTATTTAAATTACCATCTATGGATTTAATATATGTAAATTTACAAATATAATTTTCTGGTGTTAGCCAATCTGGAATATTATCTGGTGCATCTTTATGTTCACTTTGAAAAATATATTCATTTAGTGGATTTTCAATAGCTAATCCTAATTGTTGAAGTGTAGGAATCTTATCTCGTAATTTATCTAATTTTTTTCGAGCAGTTACTTGTTGATTTTGAGTAGCTTTTAATCTATTAAAAGCATCTACATCTGTAAGTATTGCATTTAATAGTTTTTCTTGAGCCTGGTAGTAATCTTCTATTAATTCATTAACTTTTTTAATAATATCTTTACCTAATTTATTATTAGGACCAATATCTAAACGATCTACCCAATCTCTAAAATCAGTAGTATTATCATTTTGATATAAAATTCTAGTAGCTAATATTTCTATTATTTCTTCTCTGGTCATTTCAGGTATTAATGGTCTAGGTTCTCTACCAGCACCTGGATCTGTAATTTCAGTGGTATTTACAACTTCACCGCTATCATTTATTTCAACTGTGGCACTTTTATTTATTTCTTTAATAATCTTACCATCTTTGTCTAAAACATCCTTAAATGTATATGTATATGTCCCTGGTGTATTGTCTATTCTAACTTGTAAAACACCATCAGAATCTGGACTTAAAACAGGTTGTATTACACCATTTATATCAAATCTAAAATCGTATCCAACATCTTTAGTAAAGTTTGAAATAGTCATAGTAGCATATAAAATACCATCATTACTATTTTGAATAGCTAAATTTGCATCCGAACTATTTTGTTCTATCATCTTGTTAAAATCAATACCCGCATAAAAATCAAGTTCTTTAGATACTGGGCATGTTGATGAAAAAAGTGAATAAAATTTAAATTTGGTTAAAGTATCTTGGTTTTCTTTGGTCCATTCTTCTATTTCACAAAGTGGATCAAAATCATAATCAATATTAGGAAGCGGTTCAAAAAAATCAGCAAAGGAATTCATTTCAAATTTATCCTCAAACTTAATTGTTTCATTTTCATAAATTTCTTTGAAGGCTTTATCGAATCCCTTTTCTAAAATAGGCTTTTGTCCAGCAACATGTGTATTTCCAAAAGTAGTTTGAGATTGACCAACGGCTGTAAAATATTCATTGGCTAAAAAAATAGCGAAGTCTCCTATTTCTGGAGTATTTGGGGGAAATCCCATACTCTCTGCGCTCCTAGATTCTAATTTTTTAGAGACGTTATTTACAAATTTGGGCCATTGTGCCGGCATGATATATTGATTTTATAGATTATATATACTACTTATTTCGCTGCTGATAATCTTCATGTGTGCTACTCAATTCACTAATAGTAATAGGAGTTGGAGCGGCTGGAGGTCCAGAAGGACCAACACCGGTTGGATGAAAGTGATTTTGATAATCATCCAATAATTTTTGTAACCATTCTTGTAATGATCCACCTCGAACTACTGGTTCAGTTTCATCTTCAGAATCTTCACCTGTATTAGAAAGAAATACATTACCAGCATCTAAGAATATCTTTTCATCAGTTGTTATTTTGATAAAGCCTTGTTCATCAATTTGAATCAATGGTCGCTCTTTAGCACCAGACCCTCTAGCAATTACCAGTCCATCTTCTGGTGAATGATAGATTCTAATGTTACGAACTTCATCATAAACTAATGAAACTACATCTTGAGCAGCTTCTGATTGATCTAGTATATCCTCTTTTAATGCTTTACTTTGATTAATTTGAAACCAATATTCTGGGTGATATAAATTACCATTGTCAAAACGAACTGCCACAATAGTTCCTATATTAGGAATTGCATGTGAACCAACATGATCTCGAGTCATTGAAGTGGCCCATGGAATAGCTTCATCTGGTAATTGGTCAAATTTACCATATACTTTAATACGGCAACGTCCTAAGTTTTTAGGATCTGCATTATCAACTACCTCACCTAACCAATGAGTATCTCTTAAATTGTCTTTATATAGTTCGTTATCGTTCATTAATCAAATACATTACCTAATGAGTTCTGTGCTGCATTATTTAAAGAATCACTAATAGAATCACCTGATTTACCAAAAAGGTTTTCTTGAATGTTAGTTCCAATGTTTCCTCTTAAACCAGTCACATCGGTCGCCCCGTCAATACCTCTAACTACATTTTGATAAATATTGTCAATACTAGGTATTCTGTTAACTGTTAAATTTCTAGCAGCTTGAACTAATTCATTCTTTTTTTGTTCTCCAAGTATTTTTAAATCTTGTGTTGCTCTATCTTTTAATTCACCCGCCTTTTTATTAATTTTATCATTAACATAATCATTTAAATTATCGGCTGAATAGTCTTCACTTTCATGGGCAGGTGAAAGATTATCTGGTTTTAAATCTTCTATAATACCATTTAAAACACGAGCTTCAATAGGGTTAGATGATTCATAACTAATTACAACCTCATTTACAGCACTATCGGTTGGTGATTTTTGTAAATCTGCAAATGGAGTAACACCAGATGCTATATCAAATTCACAGTGACCTAATCCAAACATGAAAAAAGGTCTACCGGCAGAACCAGATATACCTGCGTTTGCATTTTCAATATCAATACTAGGTTTTATATTATCAGGGAAATTCTTTAAAGCAGTATTAGCCTTAATACCGTTAAGTGTTGGTTTAGATAGATTTTTAATTTTACGAACCTCGGTTACATAAACGTACATTCTAAATTTACGTAAGTTTCCTGGTATTACCCAATTCCATTTATTTTCATCAAAACAAGCCTTTCTATATAAATGCATTAAACCTGCGATTGGTAAATTTAATGATTCTAAAGTCCCGATAGTTAATTTAGCATCATCGCCTCCCCAATAAGCGTTCATTGGATCAAATTGTTGTAATCTTTCCAATCCACCTAAGCTTTGCCAATACCATGGCATTTCAGTGTTAATAGTTTTTAAAGCTTTTTTAAATTCTCTAAAGGCTGCTAGTTTACCAGCATAATATGATGCAGTATTATCATTCCCATCAGCTAATTTTTTTAAAAAATCTTCAGCAGGTCCTGAAAAAAGAGGTGAATTTGATCTATCATTATAATCAAACAAGATAACAAATGACAAATAAGTCGGATCCTGGTATGGGAACTGACTAGTCTTTGCTTTTCTAAAGTCTGTGATGTTTTTAAAATCTGCCATGTATTATTTATTCCTTTTTCTTAACCAAGATTATTACTTCTACTTGGCCATTCTCTTCTTAATAGATTCAATTCTTGTGATATCTTTTGGGTTTTACTACTGTATCTATAAATGATACTACCAATTACATAAAAACCGCTTAAAAAACTATCTATTGCAGTTCCATCAGATAATTTATCTGAATCATCGGTTGCTGGCTGTGACTCAAATCCCCTTTCACTTTTACCTTCTTTTAATAAAGCATCTGCTCGTACTTGAGAATCAGTACCATTATAAATTGCTACCGGTACTTTTTGAAATCTGTGCAATGATGGATTAAAAGCTGGTAGTTCAACTGTTAATGATAGTTTATCTAACTCTTCTAAATTTTGTTTATTATGTATTTCAGCAAATGTATAATTTAAATGAGTATTTGAAGTATCTGGATCTGTGTTTTTTCTACCCATATACTTGAATTTAACCTCCTTTTTATATCGCTCTTCATCTCGGCGACCTTTTAACGGCTCTTCAATATCTTTCATTTGATTAGAGCTTAATGGCTCAATATCAAAACTAACTAAACCTTCTTCTGAATCATTTTCAAAAAATTGCAACGTTCTTTTATAACCGTTCTTTTTAACTTTAGAACCACTTTTATTATTTAAGTTAAATCTTAAAATATGTGCATTTGTTGATTCATATTTTGGATGATTACTTAATAATAACTCACCTTTAATTTCATTTGAACTATTATCATCTCTAAGGGTATCATTAAAGTTTTCAATATTATTCATAATAATATCTTCAAAGTCTTCTTCTGAATTTAAAAGAGCATTCATATCTACATAGTTTATATAGTAATAAGGATCTATTCCGACTGTTTGAAAGCTTTCTTCACCAACATAAGAGTGTTTCACTAAATCTTGTATCGTTTCAATTATCGGTTCATATGCAACTACTAAATTCATAGAGTCATCTGATGCATCTATATTAGTAGCTAAACCTAATTCTAAATCAGTAGCTATCATCTCTAAGTGATCTAACGAAGTTCCAGCATCGTAGCTCTTGCAATCCTCGGCATATAAACCAGGAACTTTCATTCTCCCAGAGAAACTATATTTTCCACCACCCAATCCTTGTTCAACTGCAGAACGTTTAGGACTATCAACTCGATCAATATCAAAGTCTATTCGCATATCCTTATATTGTTCTTCTTGCCTAGCTGCTATTCTTAGATTAATAACATCACCATCTCTAGGAAATGTATCGATATTAAATTGACCTTCAGTATCTACGATTGTTAATTCAATTGTAGGGATCATTCCATCAACTCTAATTTCTAAGCTTTTAATAGCTTCATCTCTAAAATCGTACCCATTAATCATTATAAACGGAGTACCATCAAATCCGTAACCACGGCTCGTATTATTATCACCACCCTCTTCATTAAATGATTCAAATTCAAGTTCATCTAATTTAATTGTAGGTTCTGTTATTGTAAGTATATGATTACCTAGTGCCATTAATGTTTATCTTACCGTTTTCTATTATGATATTCTTCTCACCTGGTTTTAAAATATTAGGTGGTACTATTTCTTTAGACCCATTTGCTTTTTGAGCTGCTTTTCGTTTCAAGTATTCAACTCTTTTTGCATCACGCTCAGTTAATCTTTTACTATTAATAAATTGATCACGTATATCTAGTTCTGAAATCTCTTCAGAGGCCATTGGATTTACTCGCTTCCATTTTACTAATGGGAATTGATCATCTGGTATTAATAAAACATCACCTTCATTTATTGAAAATGGATTAGAGATGCTATTATACTTTAATATTAATTCAGCATTATCAATATCTCTATAATAAGCATTAGCGATTAAATCAATTCTACCTATTTCATCTTGAGTTACAGTATGTGTTGCTATAACTTGAGTATTATCATTAAAAATAATGATAGGTTCAGTCATTCTCAATTTATCTCCAAGTATCTGCTTATTATTTAATATTTTAAAATCCATCCTATCCTAAACCAATTTTTTTGAATTCATTAGTGTATTTATCACTTGTTCTATCTGCATTACCGTATGCACTAATATCTGTAACCTGATCTAAACTAGGTGCATCTGCTGGTTGGATATAAAATCTACCGCGACCGGCATTAAACATACTTTCAATTTCTGCTTTATCCCTAGGGCGCCCAGGTTTTAAAGTTATTGATACTACTAATTTTTCTGGAAAATCTTGAATTCCCATTGGTCCTTCAAAATTAATTTCAGTATTAGTACACACTAAATTACCTAAAACCATAATTGGATTTAATGGATTTCCAACAGTAACATGCCATTGCCCAGTAGGATCACCTGTTAAAAGTGATTGAACTGCTTGTCCACCTTGTGGTGAATTTAAAAGTTCCATTAAACCACCTCCAACTATATTGTTTAAAAATTTACTATCACCCGAAGTAATTTTTTTAGCATCATTAAATAAGTTCTTAGCAGTACCACCTAAATCTTTCATAACACCAGCTAAAAATCCACCAAAATCACCAGATTGTATTTTCTTAATATCACCAAGGGGTTTTGCAACACTACCGTCGCCAATATATCTAACATCACCTCCCCAAAATGGTGCATTATTATATGTTAGTGCTAAAATATTTGCTAATTGATCTAACATTAAAATTTTAGGATTAGCACCTTCTAAAGATTTTAAATTATATTGAAATTTAAGTGTAAATTCTTGTGAAAATGTTAAACCTTGCTCTCTAACAACTACTTCTTTTATAACATTAAGAGGACCATATACATGGTTTGGATATGTATTACTAAAAGCATCAAAACCCGCGTTTGCCTTTGAAACAGCATCATCGTATCCAGATTTACCGTTTGCAGAATTTGCAGCTGCTCTTAAAAATCTGTTTGAATTAATTTTATTTCCAAGAATACCACTACGAGCACCTCGCTGTGATTGTAATGTTTGAACTTGTGCTTCTGCATTTTTCCAATTAAATCCGTGTGAAAACTTAATAATATCTGCTAAATTATTTCCAGGTTCTTCTCCTAAAAATGTAATAGCTCTGGCTAAATCCGGTTGTGAAACATCAATATTGGTTTCACCTTTACCATTGGTTGCCTTTGGGCTAATAATATCATCAGGTGCTGGATATGCAAAACGCCTTAGTGTTATCATCATATTGTTAGGTATTTTACCAAAATATTTAGCCAATGCAAAATCAGAGTAACTATAGTTATATCCCTTCCCACCACATTTACTAGTAGTTGTAATTATATTAGTAGCAGTTGGGTTTTGTAAAGTATTTAAATCTATTTTATTGTAAAATTTAGAGTTTTCACCTTTACCACCTTCAGCAATTAATGGATTTCCTCTAAAGTCAATAAGTGCAAATTTATTAAAAGTAGATGTGGGTTTTTTACCCATACTAACATCTGCGCCTTCTGGTGTTTTATATGAAACCGATTCAAATTCATCAGTATAATAAATCTCTTCATTTTTAACAGGAGTATTTGTCTGACTAGTAGTATTACTCGTACCTGCGACTTCACCATTGCTAGGTGGATTTTCAGATTTCAACTCATTAGTTTTATCACGTAATGGTTCTAAAATTCCATCTAAAAATTCTTGGTTAGCACCTTCTGGATTTTCTAAATCAAAACTAGGTAGTGAAATACTCATATTAATATACAACTTATTTTATTGTATATATTCTAGTTTATTTAGTCAGTTTCATCCAACTCTTTGCTATCAGGTCTAAATAATAGTTTATCAAAATATTTTGGATCCTCTGGAACTCGATCACCTAGAAACTTTTTTAAGTGTGCTTCGAAAATACCCCTAGATTTATAGTGATATTGACCTTTAGAATATGATGATCTATTAACCATTTCATAAAGATCTTTGATTGACTTTTCAATTAAAAAGTCTTGTATGTTATTATATAACTCTGAAATTTGGTTATATGATTTGGTACACATCACAGAATCTACGACAACGAAATAGGTTTCTTCATTGGCATCAATATGTTTTTGAAACTGTTCTCGTGTTTTGTATTTTTGCCTATTTAATTTAAATTTAGTAATACTATTACTATCAAAATCTCTATTAAATTTCATGCCAAATAAATACCTCTTTAAAAAATTAAGATCATCATAAAACTTAACTATTTTAATCTTATATTGTGGCATTATATCGTCAAACTTAACGTCATATATGAGTGCTCGAACAGGGAAAACTATGTTAGAATGTCTGGCATTTGAAATAAGGGCGTGGATATATTCACCCTTACTGAAAAGTCTATGTTTAATCATTGTCTATAAATTTAACACAGTCAAACTTATTTAAAATGTTTTTATCGGGTACTTGATCCATGTTTAATACATTTAAAACCATAGTGTGTTTACCATCAGTATGTGTATTAATCAAATCTTTAAAATTAGTTACAGTTTCTAAATTCATATTTAGAAATGAATATACTATAGTATCTATTTCCTTTTTACCTGAAAAACAAGATTTTAGCATATTAATAATATTTAATCCAATAATTGAATCATGTGGTATATTCTCATAAGGATCTGCCTTAATTAATTTGCTTTTAATAAGAGTATAATCTATAACTGCTACTTTTTCAGATTCT